TCCCCTGATGGCGGTGACGTTGAAATGGAACTGTCTGGCAAGGTAGGCGGCAGCGTTCAAGCCACTGACAACTTCGGTGTTTATGGCGAGATCAGCTTCATCACCACTGATGAAGAGCCTGCTGTTGGCACGAAGATTGGCGCTAAGTGGAACTGGTGAGCTAACTTGAGCCTGTAGAGAGTGCAATGCCCCTTCCTGACCTCACACAGGGAGGGGTTTTTCTTTGGTGATTACCATGCAAAAGCTTTTCAATCTGATGGCAGCTGCAGCCTTCGTGATGTCTGGAGCGATGGTTGCTGGAACGGTAGTGTTCTACTCGCGCATTCCATCGCTGACCAAGAAGTACATCAGCGATCTGAAGACTGAATTGACCAAGGCAGTTTTGGATCAGGTGCCCGTTCCAGAAATGCCTGAAATGCCAAAGCTGCCGACTGAAACCGGCCCAGCGATCAAGTCACCATTTTAGTTTCGGCCTGAGGCTCTACCTCTGGGGCATCCCAGTGCTCAAGCCATTCACGCAGGGCTTGACCTGTTGGCGTTGATTTAGGCCAGCGCACAAACTTGAGCAGCTTCTCTGGATCAGTAAACAGCATTGAGGACTTGCTAGATCTGCAGACATAGACGAGCGGCGGTCCTTCTCTGTGCTTGGTAGCTTCAATCCAGAGCTGGCCTGCTACAAAGCGTTCTGACTTCATGGCAGAAATCCCAGAGATTCGTGTTGGAAGGATAGGCGTGCCAAGGATTCCAGAGCGTCAAATCATTCCGCCTCCAACGCTGCCATCAGAACCCCCGGTAACATTGATGCTGGGGTTCCCTGTCGCAGACATTCCAGGCGGCGAAATCCCACACTATGAGCCGCTGGACTTTACCCCTGGTGAACACACGCACCAAACGACAAAGCCACCAAGCCTTGGAGACGAAAAAAAACCGGCTGAGTCAAGACAGCCGGCAGTTGCAACCCCGCCCGCCGCGCAATTAGCAGCTGACGCACCCAGTGTAGATCCAGAATTGCCATGTCCTCCTCCTGACGCAATTCCTTTAGGAGCGAAGAACAAAACTCAAACCGCTGTCATCATTGGTTATGAGGTCGTGGACGGCAAGTGTGAACCACAACTCAAACCGCTGGACGTACCAGCGATCATCGGCAACTATTTACCTGCTCCAGGTCTTGTCACGTCAACTGCGGTCGTTGCGACAGTGGCGACAACAAGCGCCATCATCGCGAAACCGTTAGGCGATTACCTGCTCAAAGCCGTCAAGCCAGCGGTGAAGAAAACGATCAAGAAAATTAAGGAGAAGCTGGGGAAAAAGGTTCCACTTGAATCGGTATTGGAACGGCGGCAGTATCAGCGGTCTTTGCGGAAGTAGGGATTGAGTGTGTGTGGGGCGGAAGCGTGCCTGGCGGGTTGGTCAAAACGACATCAGCGCAAATGCTAGAAAAAGGTGAGTCAGGGTGAAAAATCACGCCATCCTTCATCAAGTCAGAGCAATTTTTAAGACGCTTGATTTCGTAGACCATTCTCTCGTGTGCAATTTTTGCGTCGAGCAAGGCGACTTGTTTTTCAGCTGCGGCTCGGCAAGTCCTGACGTGATGCCTATCTAACGGAATCGAAATTGTTGCTGTTATGCCGCTATTTATTGAGAAGTTAGATTTTTGCCCAGTTCGTACTGGCCGCATGTAGAGAATGTTGCCTGGATTATCAGGTCGGCCGTCTGGGATGGGATTGCCCTCCGTATCAAACGCGCCAGTGATGTCAAGATTGTCATAAACCGGCTCGTCATAATATGCCTCGTAGGGCTTCGACCAACCAGTTGTGGCGCTGAGGAAGGGATTGATATGCAGAGTGGCTGACTGGCAGCTAATTCCGCCGCCATAAGTCGAACTAAATGTGCGGCTCGGAACCACCTGCACAGCTTGGTTAGTGACTGAACCTGAACTGTTTGCGACTGGCGCTGCAGTGCTTGAGACCTGCGCTTGCGCGGGAGCAGAAAGCAACAAAAACGCTGCTATGACTCGCTTCATTGCGTGAAGGTGCTTAGCGTCTCGTTAATTGACTCTATATCTGTTTCGCGGGTAACAATCGTGTGCTCTACTAGGCCAGGGCCTTGAAGAGTTTCGCTGAAACTAAAAGTAGAAGCTTCATTAACGATCTTCCATGACGGCTTGGACTTGGGGTCTAAACCGCGCCAAACGCTTGTAACGCCATTCAGGCTGTTGGTCGTTGTGACCAGGCTCATGGGAGCGATCGGGCCGTCAGGGGCGACATTTGTGCCAGTGGCTGAGTACTCATAACCAGTTCGATACTGGTACGAGTTAATCACCTCTGTCACTTTCGTTTTTGTAGTTGTGGTCGATTTCAGCTGGCCTTGGGTAAACGACGGAACCAGCGGAATTGACTTTGCCTCAGGAGCAGACAATGCAATAGCGCAAAGCACGCCCCATGTGATCCAAAGTCCGAACCACATTATTTGATCAGGAGTTCACTGGTGAGCTGTCCTATCGCCAAAGTATTTGCTCCACCTGCGGTCACTGTCATTGTGTGGTCTGCATTGATGACACCAGCCAGGCTCCCTGCAGTTCCTGCCGCTGTTGACACAATGCTGCCGAAGTTGGCAGCGTCACCAGTGGTCACAGCTGAGGTGGGCACCGCGTCGGCCTGTGTGTAGCTCTGGCTGAAGCTAAAGGCCTCGCCGGGGGTGTCTTGGGTCGCTGCGATTGTGCCAGGTGAATAGACGCCACTGGTGATGGTTCCGGCTGAAACAGTATTCACCGTTGTGCCGTCAGTTGTATCAATGTTTGAGCCTGAAATACTGAACGAACTGCCCTGGCGAGTTGCGGTGGTCACTGCACCCCCAACCTGTAGGGAGACTGACGAAATTATTTTGTGCTGTAAATCTGCTTTAACGGCAGGAGCTGCAAGCAATGAAAGGCCCAGTGCAATAGCAAGACGCTTCATTTGATGCCAGCCTTGGAATCTTTGTTGTCCACGATAGCTGGCTTCTTATTTCCATTGCCATTGCTCTTGCGCTCGATGCCAAAGGAAGCCATCGCGCCTGTAAGCAGTGATGCGACAAACGTATTGTCCATTTTCATCTGCGGGAAGAAGCCGAGATAGGAGACGGTGAGCAGTGTGGCGCTCCAGACCAAGACTGCACATTTAACGACATCAGCAACGCTGACGCCTTCCTTTTCGTGCTGCTCTTCGGGGTTGGTGGCCATGGCGCAACAGAGCTACCGTTACAGGGTAACTAGGCCAGGCCAATGCTTCTAATCCTCAAGCCTGTGTTGATGACCATGTGGAAATCACGGGCCTTCAAAGAACTGATTGTCGCGATGTGCGAAAAGGTTGTATCGCGCACCGATAACGATTTGGATGATCTGGCTGTCAGGCACCTGCGTGACCTGCTGCTACCTGACACAAGGATTGACCACTAGATCTTGTCAGGCATCATCCAAGTGACCCTGCTGGTCATCGCCATGGCACTCGCGTTGCTGCCGTTTTTTGAATGGTATAAGCCAGACGTGCCGCATCGGATGGCTGCCATCAAGCAACTAGAGGAGGCCATGCCTGCTGAATTGTTGTCAGAAGATGCTGAGTGGTTTCAGGCTTGGAAAGCCAGCGGCATTGATCAGGAGGTTTTTGTGCCTCGCTACTTCCGACAATTAGATCTGCCAGGCGGTGAGCGCAAATGCTTCACGTCAGCCGCAGCCATGGTCGCCGCCTTTTACAAAAAGGTCGCCACTCAGGAAGAGTACGAGCGGATTAGAGCTAAATACGGCGACACCACTTCTGTCTTTGCTCACGTTGAGGCACTGACCAGCCTGGGCCTCAGGGTTCGCTTTGTTGATAATGCTGACGCAGAGGACGTGATGGAGGCCATCGACGCTGGCATCCCTGTGCTGGTCGGTTGGCTACATCAAGGCAACATGCTGCGCGGTGAACCGCCTATGTGTTCCAACCTGACGTGCGGCCACTGGTCTGTCCTGCACGGTTATCAATCGCGATATTCATCAGACCCGAGCTGGCTGATGTCAGACCCAGCTGGGCTGCCCGACATTGAACGGGGCGGCCACAACCCTGCGCTGTCTGGCTATCGCGTCAGCGTGCGGCAAGCTGCGTTCTATCAACGTTGGCAGGCTGAAGGCCCTGGAACGGGTTGGGTTATTTTGGTCAACCAGTAAATAAGTCAAAAGTGTTAAACAATTCCTTGTTCATGTCTGATAAAGACGACTGGGAGACCCCAGAAAAGTTGTTTTGCTTGCTTGATAGTGAGTTCGCCTTTGATCTAGATCCCTGCTGCAGCAAAAAGACTGCAAAATGTGACTTGTTTTACACGAGAGAAGATGACGGCTTAGAGAAAGAATGGAAGGGCAGCGTTTTTATGAACCCTCCTTATGGAAGGCAGATAGTGAATTGGGTAAAAAAGGCGAAAGAAGAGTCTGAAAAAGGCGCGACAGTGGTTTGCTTGGTTCCTGCAAGAACGGATACAAGATGGTGGCATAACTATTGCATGAAGTCAGCAGAGGTAAGGTTTCTTACCAGAAGACTGACTTTTGAAGGAGCGGGCAACAAGGCGACTTTCCCCGCAGCCATTGTTGTTTTTAAGCCAAAGCGTGACCAACCGGTTCTAAAAGCCCAACAGGATCAGTAGGATTGATTTTTGCGGCCTAAGGATGGCGGTTCTGTGTGATTGGGAGATCAGGGCTAGGTGTGAAAAGGGCAAGATGATCCAGCCATTCGATACAAGCCTTCTCAACCCTGCCAGCTTGGATCTGCGCCTTGGTTCTTACCTAATGGTGGAGAGCATCTACAGCCCTGACTTAGTGCGTATCAACATTGCGGACAAGACAGAGGATGAGCCATTCATGCTTCAGCCCGGCGAGTTTTGCTTGGCTGAGACACTTGAGCTGTTTAATATCCCCGACGACATCAGTTGTCAGTTTGTACTCAAATCAAGCCGAGCCCGCGAAGGTTACAACCATCTGCTTGCTGGCTGGATTGATCCTGGGTTCAACGCAAGCCGACTCACGCTTGAGTTAAAGAATGAACGTTTGCATCATGCGTTGCCGCTATACCCAGGCCTCAAGATTGGTCAGGTGGTATTTCACATGATGTCTAACGTGCCAATGCGC